GTGGATCAAATTCATCAAAACCCCAAGGAGGACTCTCACAAGCTAAGAAAAAATAAATGATCTCAGTAACACAAGTCATCAGCGTTATCAAGGCACGCCAAGCTGAAATAGCTTTTTCTCTTGGAGCAGGAAATGCTTCTACATGGGAAGCGTACCAACGTATGGTGGGTATTTATTTGGGGCACCAAGAAGTTTTGGATGCCATTAACAACTTGTTAACACAAGAAGAGGAAATAGAGAATGAGCGATAGCACGGTAGCTTCTAACGAAGCTGAGATAAATTGGGCATTTCCAGTTGTAGATCCCGGAGCGAAGCCATTAGGTGGAAGAATTTTAGTTCAGTTAAGACGTACTAAAAAGAAGACGACTAGTGCAGGGATCATTTTGGTTGAAGAGACCAAAGAGACTGAAAAGTGGCAAAACATGGTAGCTAAGGTCATCGAGATTGGCCCTCTAGCGTTCAAGAACCGAGACACTATGCAAGGTTGGCCTGAAGGCTCATGGTGCGAGGTTGGAGACTACATCCGTGTACCCAAATGGGGTGGCGATAGATGGGAAGTTGAAGTCGATGGTGAGCAAGATGAGGATAAAGCCTTGTTCATGATCCTAAACGACCACGAAGTTATTGCCAAAGTTACTTGTGATCCACTAGCAATGAGGGCGTTTATATGAGTACAGATACAGCAGAGAAACTGGACATCACAGTCAAGGAAGAACTTGACGGTTCAGCAGTTGTTGACCTTCCTGAGGACTTGGCTCCTGAGGATGATGTTGAAGAGCAGAAAGCTCAGGGTGGGGAAGTCCCTGATGATGGTGGAGAAGACCATCCTGACGACACCCAAGCCATTCGTGAGGCTAGACGAGCCAAGCGCAAATACAAGAAGGAGATAGCCAAGGCAACTTCTAGCGAGAAGGAAGCCCAACTGAACCTTCTTAGAAGACAAAACGAGGCTCTGATGGAGCGTCTAGCAGTGGTGGAGCGTAAGACCCACAGTGCAGACTTAGCTCGAATTGACAAGGCTATTGAAGACCAAGAACTGAGATTGCAGTACGCCAAGATGAAGATGTCTGAGGCTATGCAGTCTTCCGATGGGGATGCCTTCAATAAAGCCCAAGAGATGTGGGACGAGACTAGGACAGCTATCCGTGATCTCAAGGGGTTCAAGGAAGCTCAGGTCAAACCCCAACAAACCAACAATATTCCTGATCCAAGGGTACAGAAGTACGCTTCTGACTGGATGGAGAGGAATTCATGGTACAACCCGAATGGGAATGATACCGATTCAAGAATCGCCAAAGTGATCGATGAGGACTTAGTAAAAGAGGGGTGGAACCCTTCTGATCCTGAGTATTGGGAAGAGCTTGACAATCGCTTGTCAAAGCGTATCAACCCTAGATACAATGACGATATGGACGTGAAGCCGTCTGTTAAGAGACCAAGGAGTGTACAGACTAGCACTGGACGTGAGACTGTTAATGGTTCTACTAACCGAACATCTTTTGTTCTTGATCCCGAAAAGGTGAGAGCGATGAAAGATGCAGGATTCTGGGATGATCCCCAGAAGAGAGCCAAGATGATCAAGCGATATGCTCAAGAAGCTAGAAACAAGAACACTTAACTAAGGAATCAAACAAATGGAATCACGTTTAAAAAAATCTCTCAATGCAGGTGGTCGTGAAAGTCGTGCTAGTCAGGATACCACTAGACAACCTCCAGAAGAGAAGTTCATGAGTGCACAGGAACGTCGTAAGATGTGGAGTGAGGAATGGACACAGAGTGCTTTACCCAAAGTACCTGAGATGCCGGGGTGGCATCTGTGTTGGCTGTCAACTACCAACAGCTACGATAGCATTGATAAGCGTATGAGATTGGGATATGTCCCTGTGAAAGCAGACGAGATGCCTCATTTCGAGAACTACAAAGTCAAAGCAGGAGAGCACGTTGGTTTTATTGCCTGTAATGAAATGATCCTGTATAAATTGCCAATGGACATTTATCAAGACGTTATGTTACAGATGCATCATGAGGCACCCAATGAGGAAGCTGAGAAGATCAGAGTCCAAGTTGAGCAACTCCAAGGTGCACAAGACAGTTCAGGCAGAAGTCTAGCTGACATCGAAGGCGATGGTCTAAGGCAGTTAAGCAGAAAAAATGTTGCCGATCCCATATTCCATGGGTGAGGATTTTTTAACAAGGAGTTACTATGTCAGCAACTAACGCTCCATTCGGCTTACGTCCTGCGTTCCACCCTTCTGGTCTGGATCGTGCACAGGCGTTAGCCAATGGAATTACATCGGGTTACGGAACCCAAATCTTGAAGGGTCAGCCTGTTGCTTATTCAGCATCAGCAGGCGTGATTGTCCCTTTGACTACTAACCCTGCATCTGGATCAGCAGTAGCTTGGTCTGGAGCATTTGCAGGTTTTGAGTGGACTGATACAACTGGTCGTCGCAGGGTTTCTAACTACTATCCTGCAAGCACTACCTATATCACAGGTTCTGCTGTTGCTTATTTCTACAACGATCAAAACATCGTTTATGAAATTCAAGCAGACGGTGCTATGGCTCAAACTACTATCGGTGGCGAGTACAACTTCACTAACGTGACAGCAGGCTCTTCTACCACTGGTTTGTCGCAAGCCACTTTAGGCTCTGCAACAGCCGCCGCCAACGGTGTTCAAGGACAGATGCGAGTCGTCGATCTAGCACCATATGTGGACAATGCATGGGGTGATACCTATACAGTTGTTCGTGTCGTTAACGCACAGTCACAGTTCTTCGGTTCTGTAACTGCTATAGCATAAGGAGCTAAATCATGGCCGCACCAATGCGAAGTACGGACTTTAGATCCATCGTTGAACCTATTCTTAATGAGTGTTTCGATGGAGTTTATGACCTCCGTGAAGACGAATGGTCTCGTGTTTTCCGTGAACAAGAGGGTATTCCAAGAAACTACCACGAAGAGCCAGTCCTTTACGGATTTGGAGCCGCACCCCAATTGCCTGATGGAACCCCAGTGTCCTATCAGCAAGGTGGTGTACTCTTCCTCCAACGCTATATTTACAATGTGTATGGTTTAGCCTTCGCATTGACTAAAGTGTTGGTAGAAGATGGCGACCACATCCGTATCGGTCAAGTGTATGCTCGTCACCTTGCCCAATCATTGATTGAGACTAAAGAAACTCTCTGTGCAAACATTTTGAACAGAGCCTTCAATAGTTCTTATGTTGGTGGTGATGGCGTATCGTTGATCAACACTGCTCACCCAATCGTGAATGGTACATTCAGCAACCAGTTGACTACATCAGCGAACTTGTCACAAACATCTCTCGAACAGATGTTGATTCAAATTCGTCAAGCTGTGGACAACAATGGTAAGAAGATTCGTTTGGTTCCACGCCAATTGGTTGTGGCACCCGGCAACATCTTCCAAGCTGAAGTATTGTTGAAATCAGTATTGCGTACTGGTACAGCAAACAACGACTTGAATCCTATCAAGTCTATCGGTTTGCTTGACGAGGGCGCCGCTGTTATCAGCCGTTTGACTTCTGCCACTGCATGGTGGGTACAGACTGACGCTCCTGAGGGCATGAAGCTCTTAATGCGTCGTCGTCTTGAGAAGACAATGGAAGGTGACTTCGAGACAGATAGCATGAGATATAAGGCTACCGAGCGTTATATCCCCGGCTTCACTGATCCTCGTGCAATGTACGGTACAGCAGGCGTTTAAGCCTAACAGGGGAGGGGATAAAACCTCTCCCCATTTTTTTATTAACTTTGTCAAGCTTTTCAAGGAGAAGACAAAATGCCTCAATTTTCAGATGATCTATTCTTAGGCCCTGCAGTAACCTACATGGGTACTGGCCTAACTCAAACAGAATCAGTAGTAACTGGCTCTGTAACTTCAACAACAATGACCGTAACTGCTATCCAATCTGGAGAGCCTTTAGTACTTGGTCAATATGTAAGTGGAACTGGCATTACAGCAGGTTCTTACATCACAGCATTCGTAACTGGTTCAGGTGGAACAGGTACTTATACTTTAAGTGCTTCTTCTTCAGCAACTGGTTCAATCACAATCACAGCCTCTGGTGATGGTAACTTAGGTGATCCATCTCCTATGGACTTAGGCGTTGGCCCATTGGGTCGTGTCTATGTATGGGATTGCGTACCCCAAACATTGCAAACCAACAACATCGTTGCATCACAAACTGCATCTGGTGCAGGTGCTTTGACATTAAACACAGCAGGTACTTCAAGCAAGTACATTACCAATACATATGGTCAAAACGTAGTTCAATTGAATACACCTCGTGCTGTTCAAGTTAACTGCTCAACAACTGCTCGTGCATTCACAGTGACTGGTTATGACTACTTTGGTCAGCCAATGAGTGAATTGATCACAGTGGTGACGCCCGGCACGGCAGTACCCGGCAAGAAAGCCTTCTATCAGATTTCTGGAGTAACAATTGCAGGTTCTGCAACTGCTTGCTTGGTAGGAACAACTGATGTCCTAGGTTTGCCAGTGCGTTGCTTTGATGCAGGTTATGTAGTTAAAGTGGGTTGGAACAACACATTGCTCCAAAACGCAGGTACTTTCACTCCTGCAGACATGACTAGCCCTGCAACCACCACTACTGGTGATGTCAGAGGTACATTTACTCCAACAACAGCATCTGATGGTGTTAAGCGTTTAGTGATGACTATCGCATTGCCCGGTATCGCTGTTGGCCCTAACGCTACTCGTGTTGGTGCTCTTGGTGTTAACCAAAACTTAGTATCCTAATAGGAGGCGAACATGGGTCAATTTAAACCAATGATCAAAATGGAGACCACTGAGCCTTCAGTCGAACTGAAGCTCAAAAAAGGTGGTCACGTCTCCATGAAGAAGAAGTCTGAGCATGGTCACAAGTCTATGGAGCACCATTTTGATGGTGGCATAGCAGGTGCTATCGTTCCTCGTGGCGTTACTCCTGCAATGACAGGCGTAGCTCCTAAGAAGCCTGCAATGGCTATGAGACGTAGAGCCATGTCAGCAATGCCTACTTCTATGCCCACTCCAGTAATGAAGAAGGGTGGAGAGATGGAGTCTCCCAAAGAGCACAAAGCTGAAATGAAGAAAATGGGCAAGATTGAGAAAGAACTCAAGCACCATGAATCAATGAAAGCAGGTAAAGCTCATAAGGGTCTCAAGGCAGGTGGTGAGGCATCAGCCAAAAAGATGGATAAGTTTGAAACCATGACTACCATCGAGGGCAATGAGAAGCCTTACGAGAAAACCAAGATGCATCAAGCCAAAAAGGACAAAGTACATGGTACTGGTGCTGTCCGTGAAGGCAATGCAGGTGGTTACAAGAAGGGTGGAAAAGTTCATCACAAGGCAACTGGTGGTGCAATTCCTTCTGACACTGACAAAAAGGCTGACAAGGGTCGCATTGTCATGGGTGGCACGATTGAGGGAAATGAACGTGATTATGCAAAGACTCAAGTTCATCAAGCCAAGCGTGATACTGCTCATGGTACTGGTGGCGTTAAGATGTCTAATGCAGGTGGCTACAAGCGTGGTGGTAAGACTCGTGCTTACAATGTTGGTGGTGCCATCGAAGGTAATGAGATGGAATACGCTATTGGCAACGTGAGAGGCACTCCTAAAGGCAAAACCAATACAACTACTGGTGAAGTCAAGGAGTCCAACGCAGGTGGCTACAAGAAAGGTGGTGCCTTAAAAAAGCACTTCGCCACGGGGGGCAGTGTTAATCGCACTGGTCACGCCGTGGTAATGCCCCAAGCTAACAAGCCTGCCTCCAGAGCAGTTCATATCAATGAATTGTCTGGAACCTTCAAAAGAGGTGGCAAGGTTCATAAGCACGCTGAAGGTGGTTCTTCTACTGAAGACTTATCTAAGGGTGCCTATGACAAGACTCTGCAAGGTGTATACAACGAAGATATGGATATGGCTAAGTACCTTAGAAATATTCCTTCAAGAATATACCAAGGAGTTAAGAACCTTACTGGTATGGGCGAGATCAAGCCTGCAGGCAGTGTTACCAAGAGCAAAGAATCGGTAACAGTAACACCTGCTAAAAAGCGTGGTGGAAGCGTTAAACATTGTTAAGCAAGGTGGGGGCTAAGGCTCCCACTCTTCATTGGAGAAAAGCATGAAAGTGCAAACCGTTTCAAAGACAAGTACTGGCTCCAGTTCTGCTTTGGTGATGAATACTAATACAACGCCTTTCAATGTAGGCTTTGGTGTTGTTGTGACTGGTACAGTTAACTATACTGTTCAGCACACATTTGATGACCCTGCTGTTGGATTTACCACATGGTACTCACACCCAACAATCGCAAGCAAGACAGATAACCAAGATGGTAACTATGCCTTTCCAGTGACTGGGATTAAGTTGCTGATCAATTCAGGTACAGGTACATTCAGTGCTACCTTGAATCTGATTCAGGCAGGAATTGCGTAATGGCGTATGTTGGATACACTGGTGTAGCGAATCAGGCAAATACTGCTGATGGGTTTGCTTTGCACACGAGTGCGGCCAATGTGATTGGGGGCATACCGGGCGATGATGTGGGCAACGATGGTGTTGTTGATCGTTACGGTATGGCAAATGGAGCCAAATCATATATTCTCATGGAATCTACTGGGTATGTACTACAGGAAGATTCTTCTAAAATTGTATTGGAGCAATCATAATGGCTGACCAAAAAATCTCAGCAATGCCATCAGCGTCAACGCTGACAGGTGCAGAATTAGTCCCCCTTGTTCAGTCTGGCGCAAACGTAAAAGCTACCCTATCCACAATGAGTGCATTCACTCGTGGAAATGCAGGTGCATGGGAAAGTACAGTAAGCCAAACTGGGTCAACAACTGCAGGTACTGCTTTTACATTTAATCAAACAGATTTTTCTGGTGGAATTACTTTAGCGTCATCAACAAGGATGACGGTTCCTGTAAATGGCACTTACAACTTGCAATTTAGTGCTCAATTACAAAACCTTGATACTGCTCCACAGGATGTGTATGTGTGGATAAGAATCAATGGTACTGATTTTGCAGGCTCATCAGGTGTTATTGGTTTGCCTGCGAGGAAAAACCCCGGTGACCCCTTCCATTCCATTTATGGTTGGAACTACTATTTGACTTTGACAGCAGGTCAATACGTTGAATTGATTTGGTTGCCCACCTCTACAAATGTGAGCGTACCTTTTTATTCAGCACAGACAAGCCCTGCAATTCCATCAACTGCGTCAATTATCGCAACAATGTGTCAGGTAGCATAATCATGCCTAGCAAATCACCTGCTCAACACAGACTCATGGAAGGCGTAGCTCATTCAGCCAAGTTTGCCAAGAAAGTAGGCATCTCACAGAAGGTAGGAAAAGAATTTGCTAAGGCTGATGAGGGCAAGAAGTTCGCTAAAGGTGGTGGACTTTATGCCAATATTCATGCAAAACAAGAACGTATCGCCCATGGTTCTGGTGAAAAGATGCGTAAAGTAGGTTCTGAGGGTGCTCCTACAGCTAAGGCTTTTAAGGAGTCAGCAAAGACTGCAAAACTTAAAAAGGGTGGGCAGTCTTGCCCATGTTGGTAATGGCAAAGAATCCATCATTAGCAGTAGGACGTGGCGAGAAGCTCTCAGTTGAGCGTGGAGCAGGTTTGACAGCCAAAGGTAGGGCTAAGTACAACCGTGAGACTGGAAGCCATTTAAAGGCTCCTCAGCCTCAGGGTGGTGCTAGGAAAGATTCATTTTGTGCAAGAATGTCAGGGGTAGTAGAGCACGCTAAGGGAGATGCACCAAGAGCTAAAGCATCACTCAAGCGTTGGGCTTGCCCCGGTTGGTAAGGAAAACACATGGCATTTTCAGGAACAACTAGTCAGACAGTTGTCAGCGTTCAGACAGTCATTGATCACGCTGTGCGTAGGTGTGGGAAGTTAGCTGAGGAGTTGAGTTCTGAACAGCAGTTAGCCGCTCGTGAGAACCTCTACTTCCTCCTCTCCCACATGATGAACCGTGGCATCCAATACTTTGCCATCAATGAGATCGTCATAGGGCTGAATGCGAACCAATTTGAGTACACCCTACCTGCTAGTGCCAACGATGCTCTGAACGTGCTTTATAGGCAAATGGCGCAACCTACAGGCTCCTATTCAACAAGTGCAGGTGGTACAGTTGCCAACTTGTATGACAATAATGTCGATACATACGCCCAACAGACCAGTGCAAATGGCAATTTTGTTGTCAATTATGGTGCCAACAACCCTCAATACATTGGTTCTATAGGCATCATGCCCTACATTGCAGGTGGTGGAAGTGCTACTTGGAGCTACTATTTGCAAAGTTCGCCTGATGGCGTGACTTGGACAACGCTATACACAGCGACTGGGGTGACTGTTACTGATAGACAGTGGATTTGGACTAATATAGACCCCGGATCAAACGTCATTTACTACCGAATTCAAGCCTTTGGAGGCACTACCCTCGCTCTCAGAGAGTGGTATTTGGGCAATAACAGTCGTGAAATCCAAATGTCTAGGCTAAATAGGGACGATTACACCAATTTACCTAACAAAAACTTCACTGCTAACCAACCTTTCCAGTTTTACTTTGAGAGAACGATCAATCAGCCTACTTTGGCTCTTTGGCCTGTCCCTTCTAACTCGTTTGTCCAGATGACTGTATGGTATTCAGCCTACATTCAGGACGTTGGAGCACTTTCTGGTCAGTTAGCCATCCCTCAAAGATGGTATGAAGCGACTATTTTCATGTTAGCTCACAGAATGAGCTTGGAATTGCCTGCAGTGGACATGGGAAGGGTTGGCTACTTAGAGAAAATGGCTGACAAGTTCCTCTACGATGTCGAGCAAGAAGAAAGGGATAAAAGTCCTGAGTACTTTGCGCCAAACATCAGCGTTTATACGAGGTAATCATGGGAATCTTCTTAGACACCCTTGGCAATTCAACATTATCTATTGCAATTTGCGATAGGTGCAAGATGAAGCGTGCTCACTCGGTGATGAGGAGCGATCCGAACTTCCCCGGTCTCCAAGTCTGCAACGAAGGCTGTGCAGATAACATCGATCCCTACAGATTAGCGGCTCGGCAGACCGAACGCATTAACATTCGTTTTCCTCGTCCTGATGACGATTTAAATAACCTCAGTGGCTCACAAATTCCTTATAATGGATATGTGTACAAATAGGACATAGATCATGGCACAACCATCAGTTGGAACACCTATTCAACTCTACTACAGCACGACTGCTAGTACTGCACCTTCATCAAGTAATCTTGTTTTAGGTGAGCTTGCTCTTAACACAACAGATGGTAAGTTGTACTACAAAACCACTGGTGGAGTGGTGACGGTTCTTGCTAGTTCTGCTATTTCGACTGGTAACTTGCCCGGTGGTTCTACAGGTACAGTTGTCTATCAAAGTGCAACTGGAGTAACTGCATACCTTCCTATTGGCACAGCAGGCTCATTGCTCTACTCAAATGGTACATTACCTGCATATGCCCCAATCGGTAGTGCAGGTTCTTTGCTCTATTCAACAGGAACAGCACCTGCCTCAGCCTCCATAGGATCTGCAGGCTCGATTGTTTACTCCAATGGTACTGCTCCTACATCTTTGCCTATTGGTGCCACAGACTACGTTTTAACATCTTCTGGCACTACTCCACAGTATGTGAGCCAGTCTAGTCTATCGGTAGGGACTGCGGCCTCTGCGACATTCGCAACAAGTGCAGGTTCAGCTACCACAGCCACTACAGCAACTACCTCTACAAACATAGCAGGTGGAGCATCCAATCAAATTGTTTACCAGTCAGGATCAGGAACTACAAGCTTTGTAACTGCACCTACTGGAGCACAAGTTGGCTATGTTCTTAGCTATACAGGTTCTGGATTTGCTTGGGCTAGTGCTCCTCCTGCTACTTCAGCTACCAATATTGCAGGTGGTGGTACTAATCAAGTTCCTTTCCAAAGTGCTTCTGGTGTTACCACCTTTAATGCTAATTTCACGTTTACAGCAGGAACTACTACCCTTTCTTCCCCCAATATTACTGCAACATCTGCACTGAGTGGGAATACGGTAGCTTCAACAACTACGGTTACAGCAGGGACTTCAGTTACAGCCACAACTAGCGTGACTGGTGCCAATCTAATTGCCAATGGCTCGATTACACCTTCTGCTAGTACAGGTGCTATTAGCTATGGTACTTTGAGCTATTCTGACGTAAACATCTTTAGTTCTTATGCAACTAGCGTAAATAACTACGCTCAGAAGATCATTCAAAACACCAATAGTGGTTCAAGTGCATCAGTAGACTTCATTGTTTCAAACAACAATGGTACTGCTATTGCATACTATGGTGACTTTGGAATGAACTCTTCCACATATAGTGGAATTGGTAGTTTCCAACAACCTAATGTAGTTTATTTATATTCTGCAACCAGTGACTTGGTAATTGGTACCAAGAGTGCTAATTACTTGAGGTTGGTGACCAACGACAATTCTGCTGATACGATGATTCTTAGCCCAACAAATGCTGTTGCGTTCAATGGGTCATATGGTACAGCAGGTAACTTGTTAGTCACTCAGGGTACTGGTTCAGCACCATTGTGGACTACGTTGACAGCAGGAACAGGTATTAGCATTACAAACGTAGCAGGTAACATTACGATCAATGGTACTGCAACAGGCCCAACGACTGCAAAAGTCTATTACATGGCACAATTTTAAGAGGATAGATCATGGCATCAGGAACACTAGGTCAAGGATTAGCAACAACATCACCTGCATCGTACTATACGGTAGGTGCAACACCAAGCGTCTTTAACGTAGAGCTTGTGAACATCACTGGTTATCCTGTTGCTGTTAACCTTTCAATTTCAGCATCTGCTACAGTACCTACAACGAGTGAGTATTTGGAGTACCAGACGGTGATCCCCGGCAACGGAGTCCTAGACCGTGGGGGTATCGTAGCAACATCAGGTAAGTATGTGGTTGTCTCTGCTACTGTAGCAAGCGCAATCAGTGTCAACGTCTATGGATACGAAGGATAATCATGTCACGCAATCTAACTACATCTTCAAATACACCAACAATCGTTGAAGTTCCTACATCCACAGGCTTTAATGCAGGTGACTTGGTTTATTATGCCAATGGTTCTTATGGCAATGGTTCTGTAGCAACCCCTCCTTCCACAGCCACATTTAATTTAACAAGTTCTCAGCCTATATATGGTGGATTACAGGGATCACCTATTTTTTCTGCAAGTGGTGCTACTGGTGCAGGTACTGGATGTAGTTATGCACAATATGCCGCTAAATTAACAAGTGGGAATATTGTTCAAGTTTATTCAAATCCAAGCAATTCTTATATATATTTTCAAATTGTTAACTCAACAATGACAAGTGTGTTGTATGGCCCAACACAAGTTAGTACGAATAGTGCATATTCCTCAAGTAATCCATACATTTCGGTTGTAGCACTAAGTGGTGGTGGGTTTGCTATGATGTGGCAAAGCACAGGATATGGTTCTGGCCCTATGATAGCTGTTTACACAAATACTGGAACAGTAACGACTGCGCCATTTGTAGATTCAACAATTACAGCAACATATTATCAAAACACATATACATCAGCTATGAAGGCAATGCCTAATGGTGGATTTCTTATATGTTGCCAAAATGGCTCCTATGTTTCTATAAGAGCATATACTGCTACAGCTACAGGTGTATTTGCATGGATAACTTTAAGTTCTCCCGCATGTGCTAGTGTATCAAATTTAGCTGACATTGCCGTAAGAAGTGATAGTTCTTGGTTAGTAGCATACCCAACAACGTCAGCGGCTACTATAAATTATGCTATTTATAGTGCCACTGGTACAGCAATAGTTTCTTCAACAACATTTGTATCAACAAATGCTAATCCTAGTACTGTAATAAATAGTGTCTCTTGTACTTGTTTGTCTGATGGTACAACATTTGTGCTTGGTTATGCTGCATATAACCCATCTTCTTATTTCACATCATTTTTTAGATTTTTACCAACAGGAAATACTTTAGGGTCAGAATTTTATATACCAAGTTCAAACTATGGTTATCCTTATGGATTATCACAACCTTATCAAAGAATTGAAGCATTAGCATCTGGAAATTTTGTAATTGTAGGAAGCACTAATTTTATTACTAGTGGTGGGCATTGTCTTTGCTACTCCGTATTCAATTCTTCTGGTACTTGTATTAGTTTAACAAAATCTGGTACAGCATCAACACAAGCAATTCCTAGATCAGTATCAGGTACTGCAGGAATTGGTGTTAGTTCATTTACATATTCAATTGTTGAAACAAGTGGGTATTTTTATATTTTTTACCCATCTGGTAGTTATAACGACACTTACGCTAGTGGGCAAAATGCTGTTCAAATCAATGAAACAACATGGGCACCAGTTATTTCAGTATCAACAACTCAATCATTTGGCACTGCATCAATTGCCCCATCTGCATGGTCAGCAAGCGGTACAACACCTACAGAATTAACTTATACTTCAGCAGGTGGTTCTTATACAGGTAATGCAACAGTCGGAACATTGACTGTTGCTCCAACAGTAATTACATCTTCATCATGCCAAGATATGTGTTCTACCACATTGGCTAATGGTAATTTATTATTTATTGTTTATCTTAGTGGGCAAATAATTGGTTATACATACAGCCCAACAGGTGTTTTTGTGCGACAAGACACACTAATATCTACAAATGTATGGAGTGGTTCAAGTCTTGGTTCAATTCAAATTTGCGCCTTAACTAGTGGTAAATTTGTAATTACTTATATACCAACTTCTAACACAAGTAGTATAAATATAGTTGTATTTTCAAGTTCATATACTCAAGTAGGCTCAACTGTTAATCAAACTTGTTATACGACTCCTTATAATAATTATGCAGTCAGTATAAGTAC